TCTATCTTTTTCTTCTTCCGTCATTAGTCAGTATCTGGCTTTACCACTACAGGTTTTTTCTTGCCGGACTTCACTACCTTTTTGGTAAGCTCTACCAGCGGGTCGGTTTCGTCGGTGCCGGCCAGCAGTTCAGTGGTCAGCCCCAAAATTTTCATCTGGCGCGTTACACTGTCCTGCGCGTCTTTCTGCACCTTAAAGGCCGGGTGCGGTACTTTCTTGCTGCCGTACCTGGTTTCCTCTATTACCCAGGTCTGGGTCAGTTCGTCTATATCGCCGTTAGCCAGGTCGAGCGTCCGCAGCGCGCTGGCCAGGGCCTGTATCTGCATATCGACACCGGCGCTGTAGGTGCCGGCTTTCTTAAGGGCCTTTACTATCTGCTTCCGGTAGTCGGAAATAGTTTTTACGCTTTCTGCCATAAAACAGGTATTTTGTGCAATTTTATTTGCGTTTTCGTCAATTTTTCGCCGATTTTGGAAATTTGGCGTAAGTTTCGGCCACTTTGGGCCAAAGTTCCGCAAATCCAAATTTTTACTTTTCGTCGTTCAAAACTGGGGGCGAGGTTTAACGGCCACCCCCTGCCGATTAAAAAACACCCCCCCCTTATTCAAAAAATTTACTAACCACCGCCGCCAGCTGTGCTTCGTTGCGTCGCTTCGTCGCAGCCCTGCCGCACCTGCCTAACTCTACGTGTGTCTGTACGTGGCAGGCGTGGCACAGCGCCCGCAGGTTGTGGGGGTCGTACATAAGCCGACGTTTGGCAGCCAGGGTTAGGCCGTCTTCCACAGGGGTAACGTGGTGTACTTCCGTAGCAGGCGTTACGATACCCTGCTGCTGGCAGCGTTCGCACAGCGGCGAAGCCGTCAGCTTGTCTTTGCGCAGCCGCAGCCACCTTTCGGTATGGATCAGCTGCTGGTAGTCCTTGTCCTTTGCCATAGCTTTAATCTTTGTGTACGCTGCCTGGTGTGGTCTCCCAGTCGCCCAGGTCGTTAAACATATCCAGTATGTCGTCGCCCACGGACACCGGCCGGCGCTGCCTGGTGGCGGCAGCATCTGTGTACTGGGTTAGGATATTCAGCATAGCGCGCGTAAGTTCGCAGACGTTCTTAAAGCCGTACGTTTTCTGCAGGGCCTGTAACTTACGGTACTGTGCTTCGTCCACAGATACGTTTATGCGTTTTCGGTTCTTCATTATTCCAGGTTATGTTTGCGCAGTAAATAGTTTAGACTGTCCAGCAGCGACTGCTGTACGCCTTTCTTACTCTCCAGGGCCGCGTTAGCCCTTTCGTCCACAGTATGGCTGCACAGCAGCTTATACACCGTTACCGGGTACTGCTGGCCCTGCCGGTGCAGGCGGGCGTTTGCCTGCTGGTATAGCTCCAGGTTCCAGCCGGTGCCAAACCAGACGATATAGTGGCCGCCTGCCTGCATATTAAGACCGTAAGCCGTACTGGCCGGGTGGGCCAGCAGCACGTCGATATTACCGGCGTTCCAGTCCAGCAGCTGGGCTTCGCCCTGGTAGGCCACCACCCGGTAGCCTTTCAGTTTCTTAGTGATCCTGTCTACGTCGTGTTTGTACTGGTAGAAGACCAGCACAGGGCTGTTAGCCGCTTCCACCAGTTCTGCCAGTCTGTCCAGCTTTTCGTCGTGGATTTCGTGTACGTTCCGGTCGTCGTCATAGACGGCGCCGTTAGCAAACTGGCTTAGTTTGTTCATAAGGCCGGCGGCAGAATTAGCCAGGACGTTTGCCGGTTCGTCGCCGTGTTCGGCCTTAAATTCCAGTACCTTTTCCTTTTCGAAGCTGGCGTATTTGTCCATAATGGCTTTGGACAGTTCCACCCTTTCGGTATGCACCAGCAGGTCTGGCAGCTGCAGGTAGTCTTTGGCCTGCATCGACAGGCAAATATCCGCGATCTTGTCCCGGATTATCTTTTCACAGCCGGACTTACAGGTGGCGCGTACTTCTATGTTGTTCCACTTGTGTATATCGAAGTAGGTTTCCTTATACCTGGTAACGCTCTTGCCCAGACGGTCGCCCATATCCAGGCAGTATATCTGCGCCCACAAGTCTACCAGGCCGTTAGGTGCCGGCGTGCCGGTAAGGCCGATAACGCGCTGCACGGTGGGCGTGGCTATACGCATAGCCTTAAAGCGCTGCGACTTGCTGGACTTAAAGCTGGTTAATTCGTCGATAACCAGCACGTCGAAAGGTAGCATACCGCCGTAGAGACCGCACAGCCATACGAAGCTGTCGCGGCCGATAACGTAGACGTCGCCGGGGCTTTCCAGGGCCAGTTTGCGCTGTTTCTCCGTACCCATAACCTTTACCACCCGCAGGCCCGCCAGGTGCTGCCACTTCTGGGCTTCGGTCGTCCAGGTGGTTTCGGCTACTTTCTTAGGAGCCACCACCAGCACTTTTTCCACTTCGCAGTCGTCGATCATCTGCTGCACGGCGGTAAGGGTGCTTACCGTCTTGCCCAGTCCCATATCCAGGAATAGGCCGCAGCGCGGGTGGTCTAATATCCACTGGGTCGCGGTGCGCTGGTATTCGTAAGGTCTATAAATCATTTTCCAGCTGTGCTAAGAAGTTCATACCGGACAGCAGGGTATCTACCTGGTCTTTGCTGTCCACCACGGCCACGTTATGGCCCATAGCCCGCAGCTGGTCTATACGCAGCTGCTGTATCTTTTCCGGGTGCTTGCCTTTGCTCTTAAGTTCCACCCATACCACGACACCACCAGGCAGAAGCACCACGCGATCCGGGTAACCTACCACGCCGGGGTTACTGTATTTGAGACACACGCCGCCCAGGTCTTTTACCTTACGCACCAGGTAGGCTTCTATAGCTTTTTCCGATACGTCGGCGTGCTTCACTATGTTTTCTATCTTCCTGTCCATTTTCGGCAAATTTGGGCTTGTAAACCAAGTTGTAAACTCTCGCGTGCGCGCGTAACTTTACGCGGATAGGGTGTATATGTATTTTTTCCTATAAAACCACTATAAAACATTACTTTACTACTTAGCATAAATTTTTAGTTTACATAGTTTACAATGCTATATTTTACACTAAATCAGCGTTTTATCTGTAAACTGAAATGTAAACTAAGTATTTTTTGTTTGGTTTACAGTTTACAGCCGTTTTTCTTTTTCGCAGTTTGTAAACTAAGCGCTTTTGTTCGGTTTACAAGTTCGGTTTACAAATCTTCGTCGTCTCCGGGTGGCAAATCTTCCCAGCCGTCCAGCTTTCGACGGAAAGATTTTTGCACGCCGTACAGGGCTTCTACGTGTCGGCTGGTTCCGGCTCTTTCCCAGGCTGGCACTTCGTCCAGCAGGCGGCATACTTTCCGGGCCAGGTACTTGTATTCCTTGTCGGCCATTTCGCGGCCCATACGTTCGCAGATAAATTCCGGTGCGCAGACGCGGGTACGCTGCTGGGTTCCGCTGGCGTCCAGGGGGTCGGGGTTATTGTAGAAAGCGCGCCGGCGCTTCAAATCCCAGCTGTCCCAGTCGGCAGGTAGCTTCGTTTCCAGGAAAGCGGCCAGCATATCGCGCAGCGGGTCGTCTGCATCGTCGTTATAGACTTCCTGGCGTGCGCGGGCTTCCGCTTCCAGATCGCCCGGCAGGTACAGTGCTTCGCCGTCGCGCCAGTTCTGGACGGCTTCGGCCCATAGCTGGTTCCTGTCCTGGATCAGCGCGCCCAGCCAGTCGCCGTAGCGGCGCAGCGAAGCGTCCACAGGGATTACCCAGAAGCGCCGGTTACCGGTGTCGCCCTTTAGGAAATTCGTTTCATTTGTCGTACCGCAGAAGACGCACTGGCGCGGGTATTTCTCCACGACGCTGCCGTAGGCCGCGCGGTAAATGTCTTCCCGCCTGGTTATGTAGTTCTTTACCTGCTCCACGTCGCTGCGCTTGATACTGGACAGTTCGGCCAGCTCTATTACCCAGCCCATACGTAACTGTTCCATACCGCTTTTTCCCTCTGTGGTAGTTAGGCTGTCGTTAAACCAGTCGCCGCCCATAACGGAAAACAGGGTACTTTTGCCGATGCCCTCTGCACCGGTAAGGATTAGGCAGTAGTCGTATTTGCAGCCGGGGGCCATAACGCGGGAGACGGCAGCGGTAAAGTGCTTGCGTGTCATAGCCCGGTTAAGCGGTGTATCTTCGGCGCCCAGGTAGTCTATAATAAGACGATCCAGGCGTGGCACGCCGTCCCACTGCAGGCCGCTTAGGTACTCGCGGATAGGGTGCGCCCGGTGCTTAGTCAGCACTGCGTCTTTGGCGTCCTTTATCTTGTCCTTGCCGCTAATACCGTAGTTTTCGTCCAGGTATACGCGCAGGTTCGCGTCGTCCCTGTTTCCCCACTGGGTAGCTTTCCTGTCCCACGGCAGGCCACCTTTAACCAGGTCGAAGCCGCTAAACAGATCGTGCCAAATATGGCCCTTTAGCTTAGGGTCGTTTTCCAGGATCGTAATTATATTTTTGGTCGTCGGCTTCGGCGCGCCCTTGCGGTCGTATTCCAGCTGTTCTGTCCACTTGTCGCTGTCCGGGTCTTTGTCCGCGTCGTCTTCGTACGTGTCCGCTATGCCGGCAAAATCGGCGTCTGCAGACGCTTTGCGCTCTTTGGTAAGTAGACGCCT